ATCTGTAACCATAAAGTTAGCTAAAGAGTTGGCTTGTTTTCTATACCATGTAGCATTCAAACCAAACTTATTAAGGGCTTGTTCCGCTTTGCGTATCTCTTGTGCTAGAAATGCATCATCTATAACTAAACGTTTCATTTGTTCAGCACTAAAACCAGCAGTTAATGAAGACATATCTGTTTTAAGAAGTACTCTAGTTAATGCTTGTTCTTCTTTACCAGTTAATGGACGATTAAATTGCTTTCTAACATGTGATTTAACGTTAGAAGCAATATCAGCTCTGGCTTGGTCAATTACTTTTCTAGATTCTCTAGTAAGCTGGTAAAACTTATTATTTTCAGGAATACGGCCCTGTACTTCATTAAGTAAAGCTATAAACAAATTATTCTCAGTAGCTCCTAATCTTTTAGCTACTTGGTTAATAACTTTTTTAAACTCACCAAAGTTACCTGAAAGACTTGTTGCAGCTATCCCAGCAGCAGCTTGACCTATCGTTACACCTGCTCTAACAAGTCTAAAATTACTAGTTGATTCTTTTTTAAATGCATCTTTTCTTAAGAAATCTACTAAAGGTTGCTGAATATAATTAATTAACCCACCTTTAATACCATCCTCAATTTTATCTGTTATTGATGCTTTATATACTTTTTGTTTAGCATCTGCTTCGTGCTGCATCATCCGACCAACAAGCATATTAAGTTTTTTATCAGCACTGATATTTCTAGTACCAATAACTTGATTAGTAAGTATTTCTAACAGTCGGCTGTATGCTGCACGTAGTTTACCTAAAAATGAAGTATCTTTATTAAGCTTACGATTTGGGTCAACTTTAGTTTCTAAAATCTTTCTAAAGTTTTCATTTGTTAAACCAAAAGCAACAAATTCAAATATTCCAGCAGAGTAACCATTAAATTGCTCTGTGTTATTAAAAATATAGTTATATCTTTCTTCAGCTTCCGCTAATGTACCACCATCTTCTTTAAAGTCAGTTACTGTTAATGACGCTTTAGCTTGGTCAAATAGTCTACGTATTTCTCTTGAGAATAAACTGTTTGTCATAAGACCAGCTAATGTCATGCTGTGAGTCATTTCATGTGCAAATATTTCATCAGCTCCCATTTCAAATGGACTAGCTCGTCCACCAGCTTTAGTAGCCATTCTTATATCGCGTTTATCTAATCTGTACTCGCCAGCATTGAGTTTACCTCCCTGAAAAACCTTAATCTTAGTAGTAGCAACGAATGAGTTATAAGTATCACCTAATAGCTCCGCTAAATATGCAGCATGAGTTACTGAACTCTTAACTCCACTAAGACTAGATAACATACCCATTAAACCAACAATATTATTTGCTTTGGCTTCATGTTCTGTCATTGACTGGGAGTAGTTTGTATTAGCACTATCTGGAGTAGAACCAAGTGCAGAAATATCACTTCCTTTAACTTCAGCTACGAATTGTTTTACATAGTATTCAGCACCACGCTCTTCACTTGATGTACTAAAGCCACCCCCTTCAAGATTATATTGAACAATATGCTGGATTTTTGAAAACATCTCTTTCCGTCTATTTTCAACTATATTGGTGTAAGCTAAAGCATCACGAACAACTTCCATTGGGTTTGTTTCCCCATCTGGGCCTTTACCAGTGTCACCAAGAACTTCTGATATTAATACACCACTAGCATGTAACTCAGTCATGTAATCATCGTTTTTACTAAAATTAACCTGAATACGTTTTAAGTCTTCTGCTGCATTACGATAAACTTTACTTCGTTTAGTTACGTCCATAACTCCTTTATTCATTCTTAAAGCAGCTCTTATTGCTTGCATTGGGTTACCAATAAAAGCATCGTAAACATTCAACACAGGTAAATCATCTTCAAGTAATAACTCAGTCATAACTGCTGAATCTGTAGCTTGAGTAGCTGCCGCAGTTCCTCTAACACCATTACTGGTATAGGTAATTTCAGGTGCATATACAACTCTTCTAGTTAAGTCAGGATGATTTGGTATGTTTTCACCTTTTTTAACATCTATTTCAGTAGCAAATCTACTATCTTTATTAATTACATTTTCTGTAGCAGTTAATGGTATATGTGTATTAGGGCCATCACCTTTTAATACTTGGCCATGTTTAATTTCTGCTCTGTATGGAGCTAGTCTACGTTGAAGAAATTCTTCATCAGCTATAGTCAAATAGCCTTTCTCTTTAAGTACAGGCTTTCCTTTTTCATCTAATATTCGTTTACCATCCCTATCTAAAGATGGAACTTTAGTTTTCATTATTTTTCGTGCTTCAACATTGTAAGCACTTCTAAACATAGCATTAGTAGCATTTAGTATAGTGTTAAAATTATTACGAGCTTCTCTTAACCCAGCAAACTCTTTTTGTAGAGCAGCATTCATAATTGTACCGTATGTTTTCTTTACACTACTTTTGAAAAACCCTGTTTGTTTTTCATTCATTGTCCAAGTTAACCCGTTTTTAAGGGTAATTCTAGGTAATCCAAACACCATATTACTTATTTCATTATAAAGTAAGTTTAAACGTGCTTGGTCTTTATCATTTACAGCATCTTCAATGTGTTGATAAAATTTAGATAAAACCTCTTCAACGAACTCAGCAGTAATTTTAGCGTCACCAGCACCATAGTTACCTATTAATACAGGATTCTTAGCAATAGAACGTACTAACCCGTAAGTAGGGTCGTCTACAAATACACCATTTACTTTTGTACCAAAATTACCAAGTATGTTACCAATAGGTCTTAATAAGTTTTTTAACTTATTATCAAATGGTTTGTCATCCTTATCTCTCCAAGTACCAGCTATTATAGAATTTAGTTCAGTAGTAAGTGCTTGTGCTAACGTATTATAATTATCATTATTTTCTGGTTTAGATATGTACTTACCATATGAGCGATTGTAATCACTAAAAATACCAGACTTAGCTAATACTTTTTCACTGCCTATTGGTGCAAATAACAATGTAGCTAATGCAGTACCGTTAGTAATACCATCTACTTCTATAGATAAAGTACTCTTAAAAGGCGATGTTTCACTATAATCCATAAAAGATATTAATCCCTCTAGACTATGTGGACCTTGTTTAGCTAGTTTAAGACCTTTCTCAATAGCTTCCTCATCATCAGGTGATTTTGGTACACCATCACGTAATTTTTTAAGTGCATTTACAGCATTTTGTATTTCAGGTTTATTTATCATTTGCAGAGTTTCTGCAATTGAATCATCTATTTCTAATTTATCTATATCAACACCAAGAGACTGACCTAGAGCCAATAAATATAAAGTTCTGCTTTCTTCGTCATCGACAGTATATTCCCACCCATCCATAATCATTACAGCTCTGTGTAATTTATCTCCTTGAGGGGTGACAATTTTATTAGTCATACGGAATCGGTTGTTATCATCTACAACGCTTTCAAAAAAGAATTCACTATCGATACCTTCTTCACCATTTTCAATTAAGTGCTGTTTAAAAGCTTTTAAGTTTTCAATACTACGTTCTATTTGGTTGTTCTTACCTTTAGCACTATGTAGCTTAGTAACCTGTGTTTTTGTGCTACTTAATTTTTTACCTTCTTCAACTAAAGTAAAGTCATAACCCATAGCAACTTTTAAAACTTTGTCACCAATTAAGTCGAACATCATCATAGCGGTTGTATTAAGCTTAAATGCTTTCTGTGCGTAGTTCTCAAGAGCTTTTCTTTGTGATTTAGTTAAGTCCTGCGTCTTATGGTTATTCTTCTCAGGAACCTTTGTAGGAGCTGTGAACGATGGCATCTTATAATCATTTTCAATAGATGTAATACTTTCAAGCACACTTGAAACTTCTTTAAACAACCCAGAAGCTGCTGCTGTTCTAGGAGTCTCCCGCATCTTAGTTAATTGTTGTGTATTTTGTCTATTTTTCTGAATTTCACCCATATCAGGGTCATCTTGAGGTTTCTTATTTTTAGGGGGTTTAGCTTCAGTTATTGTTTCTAACAAGCCCATATCGTGCATAGCATAAAATATCACACCACCAATAGACTGCGTCATACGATTCTTAGTTTCTCTAGGTGCAGTATTTTTATCTAGAGATAAACCTAAAGAATCCATTACGTCTTTACCTAGATTATCTGTTACTAAGAAACTAGGTATTCCTTTATCTAACCAATGCTCCATTTGTTTAGGAGTTACAGATTCTGGCTTAATACCTAATGCTGCACCTATATCAGCACGAGTACGAGTTAATGACTCTTTACCACGAGTACCTAACCACTTAATAGCACTAATAGCCATTAAGTTAAGTACATTAGGGTCTAGTCCTTCAGAGTAAGTATCACTACCTTCTGTCATCAGCAACTGAATCATATTCTTGTCTACTGCTGCATAAGGATTATCGCCATTAAGTTCTGGCTTAAATCCAACAACTTTATCAATAGACTGAGCTAGTAATTCTTTAAACTTACCAATACGCTCTAATGCTGTTCTTTGCTCTTCAGTAATACCTTCTAGACTATCCAACTCTTTAAACAAGTCAGTAGTTAGATTCATCTGGTTCTTCTTAGGATTAACATTGAATAGTTTAGTTAAACGATTAGCATGTGCTCGTCCTTTAGATAAGATACCTAAACCAGTCTTTTTAATTACGTCTATTATTCCTCCAGTAACATCTGGGTTTCCTGTCGCCTGAGTACCATCTGCAACTTCCTGTGTTTGTTCTTCAGTATTCTCCTGTTGAGTCGTGTTCTGGCTGCTAGTGTTGCTCTGCTGCGTGTTCTCATTAGTAACCTCATTTTGTTTAAAATCTGGGTCAATACTATTAATGATGTCAGTTATAGCACCCATCTCACTATCAATATTAGGTTCAGGATAATTTTCACTTTTAATTGGAGAGTTAAACCATACCCGTATACCAGCAGCTCTTGTTTTAAGATTAGTTAATTTACCTGTTCTATTGTTATAAGTAGCCCTAAATTGAATGTCTCTTAACTGACCTTCAACTACAGTCCTATTTTTGTTTACAAAAGTATTAACTGTTGGGTTGTTATCAAAAGAATTAATATTATTAGTTTCGGTTTCACCCGCACCCTCCTCCTGCGTTGCAGTCGGGGGTACTTGTTCAACCTCACCAGAAGTCTTACTTATTTCATTTTTTAATTCTTGTATTTGAGCTTGTTCATTAGCAGGTATGTTTTGGCTTTGTGTAAGATTACTATCTAATGCATCATCATTTCCGACTCGTCCAGCATCACTAGTTCCATTTTCTGTAACAGGGGAAAGAGTTCCATCGGAAACTGAAGGTCCGTCTTGGTTCGCTGATTGGACTCCTCCAGATACGTTATTAGACTGCTGGCTTCCTGTTGTGTCAACAGTTCCGCTTCCATCGCTTGTTGAATCATTTCCTCGAACATCATTAGTTTGTGCTCCTGTATTATTAAACTTAGCTATTGAATAAGCTTTTAAACTATTAAATGTTTCAACAAGTCCTTTAGCATCTTTTTCAATGTTAGTTATTAAATATTCAGGAGTGTCTTTTCTTATATCTAATGACCAAGTCTTACCTGAAGGGTATTGTCTAGCATTCTTATCACTACTGCTTTTAACCTCATTATAAGCTTTTCTGGCTTGTCTAGCTTTATCCGTAATAACTGAAGTAAACTCTGCCAATTGGGTAAGAGTACTTCTAGCATTATCTGCATTACCTGTGTTCACAGCATCAATAATCAAACGAGAATAATCATTTAATCCAAACTTATTATTTTTCTTATCTCCCTCTCTAATATCTTTAGAAACTTCTTGGGTAGATTTCTTTATTTGGATGAATGCTTCTACTTGCTTAACTTCAACTTCATTAAGTACACCTGACTTAAGTACTTTTTCAGCTTGTACTATAGATAAAGAGCTATCAATACCTCCTTCCATTGAACCAAGAATAATCCCCTTGTTATTTGGGTCTTCTTTTAGTTTACTAATCATTCCATCAAAATCAGTTTTACCTATTGAAGCTTCAATTCCTTTTTTAGTTAATACCATATTTTTTAAGGTAGCTAATTCTTCTTTGACTTGTTTTGCAACAACAGGGTCTTCTTTCCCTACTGGGCCTAACTTTTTCATTAACTCTTGTATATTAGCTGTTTGCTTATCAACATGTACCTGTAATTCTTTAGTGTATGTATCAGTCCTTACTGTGAAATCTTCTTCACTTTCTTCTTCTTTACGTTTAGGAAAGAATTCTTCTGAAGCCAATGCTGTTAGTGCATTTACTGGACTGTATGTTTCAGACTCAGTATTAGTTACTACACTTGCATCACCAGATTTACGAGCTGCTTTTACTTCAGGGGCATCAGTAGCTTTTTCTAAGAATTTAGCACCAGCTTTTATAGCATCACTAGCTTTTTCACCTACTACTTTAGCATCAGCCACTCCACTAGCACCTACTTCACCTGTAGTACTTACAGCACCTAGTATTGCACCAGTACCAGCACCTATTACAGCACCTTCACCTATATTTTGACCTACTCCTTCAGTAAGGTTTCTATCTTGGTCAAATGTTTGTTGTGCAGCAAAGTTTTGGGCTGTTTGGCCAGTACCGCCTTGTATACCTTCTTCGACACCTTCAATAACAGTTGCACCAGATTTCCTAAATATAGTATTGGCTAATTTGCTTCCTTTAAGAAATATCGAACCCTCTAAACCACCTGCACCAGTTACTTTAGATACTATTCCTGCGGTTGGTAATGTAATAGCAGTTACTATATCAAAAGCTTTTTGTGATAACTCTTGTAAAGCTTTTTCATGGCTCATTCCTGACTCACGATATGCTATATATGCTGGTTCATCTTTTACATCATTTTCAGTAAGATTTAACACTTCAGCTTTAGTCTGCATTGCATTAGACATAGCTTCTTCTATTGCAGCAGTTCCTACACCAGCAGCGGTTGCAGCTTTTTTAGCTGCTTTTGCTCCTTTTTCTGTTCTCACATAACGTGCAGCAGCTTTTTCACCTAACTCTTCAGCTAGAATTTTTACCCCAGTTTCCTCTTGGATTGTTTTTATCAACTTTTTAGCTGCATCTGATTGCAGAAAACGATTACCAGATTTTGTAGCTACACTTGTTTCTAGAGCAGCAACAGCACTTTTACCAACTGCACCCCCTACAAATATTGAAGGTATTTCCTCTAAGGCTCCTAATACAATTTGAGAAGGATTGTGTAAAAGTGAATCAGCAGTATCTCCAGCTTGTCTGCCAATATTTTTAACTTCAGCCCAGAACTCACTATCCCCATTAGCAATATCTTTAACTTTTTGTTCTTCAGAAAATTGAGTTTCAACAGCACCATAGCGTTCCCGTCTCTCGTCAATAGACTTCTGCTTATCTGATTGATAAAGTCTGTCAGCTTGTTTTCTAACATCCCCAAATACAGTAGAGAATCCTCCTAGAGCTTCATCTAATGATGTTACCGAGTCACCAGTAATATTTTCATATGTTTTAACTCCTAAATTATTTCTAGAAGCATAGTCAGCAGCACCATACAACATTTCACCTAATGCTATACCACCTTGGGCTAATGAATTAGTAACATCTAACGCATCCTCACCTAACGTTGTGGGTTGATATATTGAATCAACACGACTATCAAATAACGCTTGTAATTTTTCTTGGTTTTGGCGAATAGCTAAACTTTCTCCATGAGTCTTCTGCTGTTCTAAATTAGCATTAGGATTTAATATAGAAAAGTCTGCTTCAGTAGGAGGTACTCCTCCATTCAGAGCAGTTTTCTTTTTTGCAGACTCCTGCATCAAACGGTCTTCTTTTGTATTACCGTACTGAATATTTAATAACTTTTCAGCAGTTTTAGATGTGGGTTCATTTGAATACGGATTGTTTATCGCCATAACGAAAAAAGCTCTACTTAATTGGAGGAATTAAATAGAGCATATCAAGTGTGCTTGAGTAAGTCACTTATCTTTGTGCACGTCCTCTAGCTTCAATTCCATATTGAGCTTCAGCAAAAGCTCTTGCAGCTTTATCAGACGCTGAAGCTTCTTTTTCATAGTTTTGAGTCATACTATTATTTTCAGCTACTATCAAATCAGCTACATCTTGTGGGTTTAAACCATCAAACCAATCACCAAAATTACCATCAATTCGTGCTTCCATTGTATTAGGTGCTATAGAAATTGCACCTATAATAGCTTCTTGAGTTAATCTTTGTCCATCTGGTAACATAGCTGTTGCTAATCTAGCAGCTCTCATTGCTGCGTTTGCTATTTGTTCATAGTCACCATCACTAGCATCTCCAAATAAATCATCCCCTTTAGCTAAATCTAGGAATGTTCTTGCAGCAGCTTCTACATCACTTAAAGAAGTAATAGGTGTTAATGGTACTGCTGGGTTAGCCCTAAATACATTATCTCTATCTAAACCAGCAATAACACTTTCATATTTATCAAAAGCTTTCTTACCAATTATGTCACTAATAACACTAGTATCACGTTGACTTAGATTTGCAATTTGGTCTTGCCCTCCTGCTAAACGGTCAGCACCCACTAGTGGACTAGCACTAGCTACAGCACTTTGACGCATATCTTCAAAACTTTGAAGAGCACTATAACCACCAAGCTGATTAATACCTGAGTTAATAAGGTCTTGATGTCTTTTACCTACACGCTCGCTGAATTGTAGTTGACCATCTTGGCCTATACTCACTTCTGAAGCCAATTGAGGTGGCATGGCAGCTATTAGTTGCTTAGATATGTTATTATTGTCTTGTAATACTCGGTTACGTTCAATAGTACCTTCTGCAACTTTTCGGTCAAAGTCTTTGTTAGCATCTGTTACTGCTTTTTCCTCAAAGAATTTATTTGCGTTTATTTGAGCTTTGCCTGAATCAAAATAAAGAGAATCTGTTTTTTCATCTACTTTTTTTCTATCATTATTAGCAATTGCTTCATTAATTTCGTTTAAAGTACCCACATCTTTTCGCTTAAGGGTAGCATCTTCAAATGTTTCATCAGCTCGTGTATTAACTCTATTACTTTCCACTTGTTCTTGTAAGAATTTCCTAGCAGCTATACTCATTGCGTCAGTACGTAAACCAAGATTACCAATAAATCCGTTGTCTTGAGCAGCCCTAGCTTGTCCTACTTGATTAAGTTCTTGAATTTGATTAAGAGCATTACTAAGTCCAACAGCATCATCTCGTTTATTTTGTTCATCATTTGCAGTTCTATTAGAGACAACTTGATTTGCCAAAGCTTCTCTAACTTTCATCTCCATGTCTGTATTACTTAATCCAAGGCTTTGAATAAGTCCATCTTTTTGGGCTTGTTGAGCTTGGCCAAACTTATTGAGTTGCTGGATTTGATTAAGAGCACTACTAAGTTCGTCAGCATCCATTTTATTGGCTGCTTCACTGAACTGAGTACTAAACCCATCAAGACCATTATTTACTAGTCTGCTTGAAGCAAGTAAATCTTTCGCTGTGTTAGCTTGTGCGGTATCTCGCCATGTGATTGCAGCCATTATAATTATCCTCCTGAAACAGCGTTTTGAGCCATGAATTCAGCTACCGCTTTGTCGTTAGCTTCCCCTACAATACCTCTTCCTCTTAGTCTAGCTGCTTGTCTAGTACGTAACCGTTCATTAGTTAACTTAGCTTGGTTACTTTGGTTAGTCTTCATTATGTCAATCTTATCCCCCATGTAACCAAGACCTCTCATTCCAGCATACAGACCAAATGCATTTTTAAATGCATCCACGCCTATACCAAATTTCTTCATTAAATCTGAACCGCCTATTTCGGGGTCAACTTTTAAATCCATTTTATTACCAAAAATATCATTTTGACTTGTATCATCTTTCATCAAGTCCAAACCATCAAACTGACCACCAAAAGGTGAATTCTCTCCACCAAAATCAAATAAGTTAGAGCCTGCAAATGTATTCTTAAGTACATTTCCTCCAGCTCCTGCATTTCCAAACATATTATTACCCCCACCAAATAAACTCATAAAGTCACTTAAACTAGATTGTTGTTGTTGAGGTTGCGTAAAGTTAAATAATTCGTTGGCCATAATTTTGTACCTTTGTTTTGCTATATATAATCTAAGTCTAAGCTTAAAGCATTATCATAGTAGTAATTTACAGTATCTAGCGTAGATAATCCACCAGAAGGGTTTATAGTCCTTCTAAAAAAGGCATCTGGGCTTTCTACATATACTTTTGTAGCCTCAATCATACTAAGAATATCAAGGCCATCACTTAATCCAAAAGATTCTATTTGCTCTTGTTGTCTTTTTCCTGCTTCTTCTAGTTGTTTAAGCTCATCCTGTAATTCAATACCTTCTTTTTGAATAGCTAACATCGTTGCATTAGCTAAAGCAGAACTGGCTTGTAAAATTAAAGCTGCATCAGGTAATAAATTTATTGGGTCAATAATTCCCATTTCCGCAGATGCACCATATGCAATAGCTATTACTGCAAGTATTGCTGCTGCTTCAAATCCAATAACATCTACTAGTATTGTGAAAATTAAACTAAGAGCTTGGCCTATTAGGTAGTTAAGAATAATCTTTTTTATTACTAGTTTAGCTACTTCGGCTGGGGCTAATAGTGCTAATTTTGTGGGGTCCAGTGTATAAAAAGAATAGATAATTATAGCTACCTGTACTAATTTCCAAAATGCAGCTCTCTCATAAAACTTAACTGTATCTACTCTTATTGCATAAATAACTAGCACTAACCCATAAAAGGTTATTACGTCTTGGTCTTTACTAGAGAAAGTTCGTAAAACATCATAAGAAATGGGAATATAAAGCCCATCTTTAGCTTCAGCAGAATCACGAGTATAAGAATCCCACAAAGTATTAACTACTGAGCTTCCACTAATAACATCATTTTCAGTATACAACCCATGTATGATTATTTTCTTGGCTGTCTGTAAGTCATCATCATAAACATAAAACCATAATTCTGACTTTGAGTAGAACATATCATCTTTGGGGCTTATATCATCAAAAAGATAACCTCCCATTCGATAGGTTCCTTCAATTCTTCCAAACCCTCCAAATGTTCCATTTGGTGTAAGGTCTACCCAAGGTTCATCAACTATTTCAATATAATTCCAATAAAGTGTTTGTTTTAATTGTGCGCTAACTATACGAATATAATTGAATATAGGAGGTCTGCCTAGAGGTAATAATTCGGCTTCGCTGGCTTCAAAAGCTGCTTTATCATATGTCTGTATATCATTCATTAAGTATTCAAAATACTTATAGCAGTATTTTAAAACTTCTTGAGGTTTGTTTGTATTACCTATTCCGTTAATGTCATGAAGGATTCCAAAACGTACAGCAAATGTTACAAAGACATCATCAATATCTCCTATACTCTCATTAGTGCTTAATGATTCTTGTAAGTTTTCTAAATCTGTTCCTACGTGTCCAAGCATTTTGTCTATTTGTTTTACAACAGAAGGCTGTTGATAAACGTCTACAGTACCTAAAGGACCTAAAGCTTGTTCTATTGCTTCTTGTTTTGCAGCTTCATCTAATATTTCATTAATTAAATCAACAAATACCCCTTCCCCTTCTATTGGGGTTATCTCCGTACCAACCATTCTTTTATCAACACGAATAGGTACAGCAGGGAAGTAAGGACTATTTCCAGAGTCGATACCGAAAAGCTCTAATTGCGGGTATATACCTGAATCCACATCATAAGCCCAGTATTTCTCGTCGTAGAATCCTCCAATACCGTCTGGTAAATTATAAGCTACACCATACAACCTACTTTCCCAATCAAGAACGCCAAACTTATCTATGTAGTCTCTGTATCGCAAACCTGAAATAGTTACTTCACTTTCTGTACCAGCTCTATCGGCTGGCAGATAAACTAAAAAAGTAACATTTGCTGATAATTCTGTTGCATTGGTAGAGATGCGCCCAGCAGGTAAAGAGTCTCTAATTACTTCAGTACTTAAATACTCAGCGACATAACTATTACGAAAACCGTTATAGTCATTACCTTGGATTACATTAATCCCCGTTTCAGGTTCAATAAATTCTGCAAATTCTATTTGAGTAAAAATACGTCCAATAAAATCATCAGTCATATTTGTCCAAGTAATCGGGTCAGTATTAAACTTAATAGAGTCTACTGGTATATTCTCGTAATCAGCAATAACCTGCTTAACTTCTATAGCTCTGTCTAGTACTGGTTGGGAAATTCCTGTAGGTAATCCAAAGAGGTAATTTCCATTTTTAGCAGCATTATAAAATCTGTCGGGGTTAATGTTGTACCCATTTATGATGCCTTCTACGATATTGGGTACAATAGGTGTGTCAGTTATTATAGCTTTTTGGATTGCAGTGCGGATAAGATTAGGTTTCTCCCCCGTTAAGGGGGCGACAACAACTCCTGCGGTTGTGACTTTTTTGCTAGAAAATATCCCCACAGGAACTCCTTACAATTAACTTGATTCTTGTGCTGCTTGCATGACAGCTAAGAAGTATTCTAATGTTGACCTCATGTTAACTGGGTTTTCCACATCATCCCCGTCATTGGATTTGGCTATTGCAAACACATCATTAGCAGCCTTAACTCCTTTGCGAATAGAGTCATCAGCAAACCCTTTAGTTTGTGCTGCATATAACGCTGTCTGTGCACCCAATATTCCAGCAGCACCATCTTGTGTTTGTGCAACTTCAGACTGAAAACGTTGACCTAATATTTTAATCTCAGCTTGTGACTTAAGTATTTGCTCTTTAGCATTAGCAATTTGTTGACCAATTAACTCAACTTCTTTTTCAGTTTTAGTAACTTGAGCAACAGACTGTAATACTTGTTGTCTAAGTACTAATACTTCTTCACTAGCTTTAAGAATCTCTTTATCTAGTAATTCATTTTCTTTATCAATTTTACCAACTTGACTCTTCAATAATAAAATTTCTTGTATCATTTTATCACGTTGAAGGGGTATTAAAGTTTGTTGGTCAATACTAACAAGTATGTCTTGTTTTACTTTATTAGTCTGTTCTTCTGTAAGTGCAAGCTGTGCTTTAACTAACTCTACTTCTTCAATACCTTTTTTTACTTGGGTAAGAGACAAAGCTGCATCAAATGCAGCCCTATCTTTAGTTAATAAAAACTGTACCGACTGAGCCAACACTGCTTGTAGACCACCAAGGTACACTTCACCATAGTTATCAGCAGTAATACGTTCTGATGCAAACTGTTCAAGTATATGGCTGTTCATTGATTTCATTAAGCTATCAAAAACACCACTACCATTTAATGTAGAATCAGTAAGTTGTATTGTGTCTATCTCTGGGATAGTGACTTCAGTTGGTACAGTAGTAGCCATTATTAAACTCCTCCTCGTGCAGCTTGATTTTTAGCTAAAGTTGCAAGCTCTTCTTCATTCAAGTTGCCTATATAACTCACGTTAAATGCTTTTTCATTAACACCATAACGAGTTTCATTACCATGCTTATCACGTCTGGTATAAAACTTCTGGTATTGCTTATCTTCAATAAAGCGAATTAATGCTTTTGGAATATACCAAGGAGTACCGTAAGGAATAAACTTACGAATTTCCCCTATCACTCCATTACCTACTTCAAGTACCTCCCCTTGCCATTCTTTTTTGGCTGGGTCATTACATGCAACAACAACACGTACTAATTGTCGGGCTTCTTGTCGTTTTTCGGCTTTCGTGATTTCCTTACTGAATTTCATTTCACTCTGAGGAATAAGTTTAACATTTGATAAATCAGTTGTTGGCTTATTGTCAGGTGTTTCAGTAACGTCATCAGTGCTTGCCTCTTGCGGGCTACCCTCTTTGGCAGCTTTTAAACGAAGCATGAGTTTTTCATCAGAAATTTTAGGGTGGAAATCCACACCTAGCAAGTTAGCTTGCTCTTCTAATGACTCACGATACGCAGCTTGCTGCTCTGGGTCTAATTGATTATCACTCATGGTTTTATTTACCTTTTGGGATTAAAAAAGTGAGGGCTAATGCCCCCACTTAAGAATGTTACAAGTATAGATTATATACGAGCAACGGTTTTGATTAATGCAATACGTTCTGGACGTAAAGGCATGAATCCGTAGTACCACTTGATAGACATAAAGCCTTTTTCACCAAACGGGTCATGAGCACCATAAGAGATGTCAGACTCAGGTTTAGCATGTTTAATACTAAACTTAACGGTTTTACCGTCTGTTTGGAAACCAATAGTAGTAAATGATTTCTCACCGATTGCTAACATTGGATACACATCGTAATTGCCATCAGTTTCGTGGAAACCTTCGTTAGCAGTTACAGCAGCACCAGCACCAGCCCAATGCATCATCTCTGGAACAACGATGAAACGGAACTTACCAGCAGTACCTTCTTCACCACGAGCCATAGAGCCAGCATTAGCATACTTCTCAACAGGAATCCAAGCACGTTCAAGATGGTAATCTTTTAAACGTTCCATTGTAGGAAGCATTTCAGAACCGATATACATATAACGAGCAGCAGGAATGACTTTAGTGTCAACCATACGCGAACCAGATATGATAGTAGTCTGCTTAGGACAACGGTTGTTATCTAAAGAGATGGATAACTTAACTAAGTCATTGTACATCACTTCAGAAACAGTACCTTCACCTGTGATTTCATCAGCAGCAGTTGCATCACCCGCATAACGTAAAACGCCAGCAGAGTTCAACAAATCAATCTGAAGCATATCTTCAGTCACTTCATTTGCACCGTTAAGCATTTCGCGGTTAACGTGCATTTCAAGTTCCATATCGGTGTCAAAATCCAAGGATTCTTTGCTATATTCATCAAAGAAGCCTAGTTTTTCGATAGTACCTTCGATTTCACGACGAGAGAAACCAACTCGGTTAACTCGACCACCGTTTTCAGATAAAAGTGGAAGTTTGCCTTGAATGTAACCGATGTCTTTAGAAGAACCATAAAGGTTTCCATTAACAGGTACGCCATCATTAACATTAACAGTCCAACCAGCACCTTCAATAGCAGCAACAGTTGTAGCATAGTTAGTGTCAAATACACCAAGTTCAGCAAAAATTGCATCGGCTTTAGCTTGAGCAGCAGTTAAAGCAGCAGCATCAGAGCCAGCTTGACCAACAGCGTAGTAATTAGTGTAACCAATTGCAGCAGGAGTAATTCCAGCAGGAATGATTTCAATAGTAACTTGGCGAGTAGTGGTGACACCAGCACCATCAATACCTTGGTCGTTAATGTTAGTGTCTTCTAACAATGGTAGATAATGGAACAATTTGATTTTTTTACCGAAATGCTTAGGCATAGCGGTAACGTCAGCCATTTGTCCAAAATACTGTTCCTTTGCGATTTCTT